TTCCAGCAACAACAACTTCTGTGGCGAACTCAACTAGTACTTCTTCTTCCAGTACCACGACCCCTTCAAGTCTGCCCACAACAACCACGACAAGCACAACAACAACGTCAAGCACCCTGCCAGCGACAACAACCACAACATCATCAACAACAACTTCAACATCTACTTCCTCCTCCGTACCCCAAACAACATCAACAGTATCAACGACGACCACAACAGAACCACCGCCAGTTCCAACACCTGTTACACAGCCTCAAATAATTGAGCCAGAACCCGTTGATACTTCCGTTCCTGTAGAGCCTGAACCAGACGAGACAGACACCACAGAGATACCAGCAGAGGAAGCCACGCCAGAAACGACGCTTCCCGAAGAAACAACCACAACAGATGAAACATATCCTGAGCCATCCCCCGACACTACAGACGAACCAGTTGAGGACACAACTCCCCCCGAAGTGGACACAACCCTGCCAGAAACCCCTGAGACACCCCTAGAAGCCCCTCTAAGCGACGAAGAAGTGGATTCGCTAATAGCAGAGGCAGAAACCACAGAAGCCCTTGTGGAAGCCCTAGCCGAACTCAGCCCAGAACAGGTAGAACAAGTCATTGAATCCCTGCTCGCTGAGGAACCAACCGAAGAACAGGCAACCGCTCTCGCGTCTAGCCCAGAAGTCCTAGCCGTCATCAGCACCGAACAAGCACAACAAATCTTTGAAGTCCTAGACGTGGGCGCACTCTCCGACACACAAACCGAAGAACTAATCGCAGCAATCGAATCCGCACCCACCGAAATCCGTGAAGAATTTGAGGACACCATCGACATCTTCGGTGAAGGCTTAGACGACTACACCCCTACCGGCTCAACCATTCCTGTAGGAGAACGACGCACCCTGATCGCAGTCACCGCAGGGATAACCCTCGCAGCAGCAGGTACTAGAATTAGACGCTAATGAGAAAACTTTTGGATTACCTAGCAGATAACGCATGGACATGGGCTGGCACAGGCATGGTCCTCATCACCCTCTCAGGCCCAACACTCCGACAGGCATCCCTCATAACCGGAATAGTCGTTTTGGTACACTCATCACTAACCCTCTCCAAGAAAGACTGAACATGGCAAAGCTTCAAAACATCATCTTCCGCATCTTCGCACTATTCGGATCAAGCGCACTTGCCGCTGTTGCTGGTGGTGCTTTGATTGGTGTAGACCTGTGGAAGTCGGCAGCACTTGCAGGCATCATGGCTTGCGCCCAGGTGATCGAGAAGTTGTTGCGTTTCAGCGTTGACGGTTCACTCACCAAAGAAGAAATCGAACTCGCGTTCACAGGTGCAGTTAAGACCAAGCCTGAAGTCGCAGAGTAATGCCAAAACCAAACTGGCCTGTCAAACCTATCCGCTGGTGTGAACATCTTAAAGGCAAGAAACCTTCTGAGATTACACCAGCTATGGTCGCCCCCATCACGGGTGGAGGCAAGTTGGAGAAGTGTGCTGCGGCAGCGTGGGAAGAAATGGTTGCAGCAGCGAAAGCAGAAGGCATCATCCTAAAACCAACTTCAGCCGGTGACACACTTCGTTCAATCGCCCAACAAACCGCAGGCTTTATATCGCGTTATCAGAAGGAACCGATTGCTGGTGCATCCACAAAGAAGTGGAACAACGAAACGTGGTATCTGAAACCTGGTATGGCTATTCTTGCCACACCGTATGACGATCCAGCGAACGACAAAGCGCGTGGCTCACGCCACCTTTACGGTATTGCGGTCGATGTGGCGAACGCTAACGGCAAGGTTCTTGCTTGGCTATTGGCGAATGAAGAACGCTTTGGTTTCTCGCATGAAGTGTTAGGTGACGCTAATGGTAAAGGCGCAGAGCCGTGGCATATCCGTTTCGTAGGGAAGCCTGCTTGATGTGGATAGTGGGATCGCTCTCGTTCTTGCTGCTGCTGTTACTGGTGCTTTTGGTCTGCTAACCGTAGTAATCCAACGTTTCAAGGCTGAGAACCGTAAAGACCATGACACCGTTATGGCTATGTTGCGTCTAATGCGTAGGGCGCAAGACCGCACAGAGGACAAGGTGGACAAGGTTTCTGATCGGTTGACGGAACACATCACCAAGCACTAGGGTGAAGCACCCAAAGAAAGGTGCTTGCAAATGGCAAAAGGATTAACTACCGTTGAGTTAACTTTGGTGCGTGACTGTCTCCTCAAATCAAATCCTGGGAGGGATCAAGCTGACGCACTATGGGAAGTTATCGAGAAGATAAACAAACTCATAGAGGGAGCAAGAGTTGAGCAAGCCCGTAAAGCAAAGTCTGCTAAGTGAAATACGATCTGAAAAAACTGTGCCGTCAGGCCGCATCCCAAGAATCCAGCGTGTACTTGAAGGAATGGACGAAGCAGATCGCAAAGAACTTATTGAAGCGTTAGACGATTACACGATCCCTGCGCCGACAATCAGCAGGGTATTAGAGAGACGCGGAATAGACTTAGATTCATCTTCAATCAACAAGTATCGTCGAGGGGAATTCGCTCATGTCACTAAAGGATGAACTCGGAAAACAATCCGAAGTGGACACGGACATTGTGCGTGTCCGAAAGCAACGTGATTCGTTTGCTAATCAGAACGCTCGACTACAAACCAAGATAGATGAACTTGAACGGGTGCTGTCTGTTGTTGATGAGGTTGACGGGCTAAGTGTTCAACCCCCAACATGGTTGGCTCCGGCTAAACCGAAACGATCAGCAGCAACCCTTGTTGTCATGTTAAGCGACACCCACTTTGATGAGGTGGTAAACCCTGAAGAAATGGAAGGGTTGAACGCATACAACCGTCAGATCGCTGTGATGCGTTTAGAGAAATGGTCACAGAACGTAATCAAACTTGCGCGACATTACCTCGCAGGCGTGGACTATGACGGTGTAGTACTGATCTTGGGTGGTGACATCTTTAGCGGTGACATCCACGAAGAACTACACGACACCAACGCAGACACCATGCTCGGTTCGCTCCTGTTCTGGGCTGAACAAGTATCAGCAGCCGTAGACCTACTCGCCACAGAGTTCGGCAAAATCCATGTCGCTTCAGTCGTAGGTAATCACGGTCGCATGACCCGTAAGCCACGAATGAAACAGCGTGTCAAAACAAACTTTGACTGGTTGCTTGCCAAGATGGTCGAGCGACACTTTGAAAAAGATAAGCGTGTCACGTTCACCATCCCTGAGTCAGCTGACTGTCTGATACAGATTTACGGTCACGGACATTTGCTCACTCACGGCGACCAGGTTTCAGGTGGTGGTGGTATCGGCGGTATCTATCCACCGATCATGCGTATGCGAGCAAAGAAACACGCCCGCTACATGGCCACCAACAAATCATTCCAAACCCTTTGGTTGGGGCATTGGCATCAGTACATCTCCACCCCGTCAATGGTGGTGAACGGCAGCATGAAAGGCTTTGACGAATACGCCCTGTTAATGGGGTTCGGTCATGAGCAACCACAGCAAGCCCTAGCCATTGTTACCCCTGACCGGAACATGACCATCCAAGCACCCGTGTTCTGTATGGATCGGAAGAAGGAGGGCTGGTGAGTGACGCTCGACTTTGCCTATGCGTCTATCGTGGGGTGATCCCACGTAACCCTGACTGCGGAGAAAAGCCCGATGACTTTGACGAATAGAACCGTTGTATACATCCAATGGGCTGACACCCATCTGTCCGAAGGTGGCTGGCTAGATATGCCGTCCTACGAGGATGACGGTGAATGTCTTGTTGACACCGTAGGGTTCCTCATCCCCGTTGGTGAACCTGGATCAAAAGAAAACCATGTGACCGTATGGCAAACCATCTGCAAAGAAGAAGGCATCCACGCCATACATATCCCTGTAGCGATGGTGCGCGACATGAAAGCGATTGACTTGACATTAACCGTGTCACACCCCTAGATTAAAAATACCTGCACAAACCATAGGAGGAAAAATGCAGAACCTATACACAATCCCAAAGCCAACCCACGGCAGCCAAGACTGGTTGAACCTACGTTGGGCAAACGAAAAAGGTGAGAAACGAATCACCGCATCAGTAGCCGCAGCAATTCATGGTGAACACAAATACACCACACCAGCTGACCTAGCGGTAGAACTATTGGCAGCAACACCCCCTGTGCCAAAAGAACAGAACGATGCGATGCGTCGAGGCACAATCCTTGAAGGCCCACTCATGGGTTGGGCAGGAGAAATCCTCAACGACTTCATCGTGGAACCGGCAGAGATGTACTGCTACGAAGAAAACGGTGTACGCCTCATGTC